ATTATCTTAGGCATTTGCATTTAATTTGCCCGGATTTCTATTTTATAGAAGTCTGCCGCACAATAAATATCACCTTTTATTTTCTACACTTCTTTATAACATGTCTTCGGCACTTGATGTAAATATAAAGAAGTTTGATATGAAAAGTATCCCACAAGATGCAGTCTGTGTTTTTATTGGTCGCAGACGAACAGGTAAATCCACTCTTGTAAAAGATATTCTGTATCATCACCAGAATTTACCAGCAGGATGTGTGATCAGTGGCACAGAAGAGTCAAACTGTTTTTACAAAAAACTGGTTCCTCCCATTTTTATTCATGGCGAATATACTCCTCATATTGTTGATAATTACTGTAAGCGACAGAAGCTTATTATGTCAAAGATCCAAAAGGAATTGGAGGGCGGCGCACAACGGTCAACACTAGATCCCAGATCTTTTTTGCTTTTGGATGACTGTCTCTACGATGACAGCTGGATTCATGACAAAAATATTCGCTATTTATTCTTGAACGGTCGTTGGCTCAAAGTGTTTTTCCTCATTACTATGCAATATCCTCTTGGTATTCCTCCAATTTTAAGAACAAACGTTGACTATGTTTTCATTTTACGCGAACCATACATTTCAAATAGACAGCGTATTTTCAATAATTTTGGGTCAGGTTTCCCCTCTTTTGAGTTTTTCTGCCAAATCATGGACCAGTGCACACAGAATTATGAATGTCTTGTTATTAATAATAATAGCCAGTCGAGTAAATTAGAGGATATTGTTTTCTGGTATAAGGCGAATATGCACGGGGATTTTCGTGTATGTGCTCCTCAATTCTGGCAGCATTCGGCAGCTTTTTATAGGGAACAGGATGATTCGAATCAATATGATGCCTCTAAAAATACACGCCTTCGTGGCCCACAAATTAATGTGAGAAAACAGTAGGATGAAGATTTCTAGTGATTTAGTTTGTCTTGGAATTATTATTGCCATTGGCCTTTCATTTTTAATAGCAAGACGCATTTTTATAAAGGAGGCGTTTGAAAACAATACCATGCAGCAGTGCGGTGTAGATATGGCACCTTGTGCGCAAGGAACTCGATGTATGAATGGCTATTGCTTTCCGGATGTTACACCTCCTGTAAGAGATAATGATTTGCCTGTATTTCCTTAATTTCTAACGACTCTTTAGAAATGCGTAAGACTAGTGTTAAAGGTGTTCTTTCTCTTGTAGCTGTTCTTGTTGCGGTTTTAATAGGTCTTATGGTATTGAAGCAGTTGTTTCCTCAACTTCTTGAAACCTTTGATAACCCTGCTGGGCCTGTTGGATCTTGCGAGCCCTATAAGACTCCTTGCCCTGAAGGACAGTTTTGCCAGAATAAGCAGTGCTACAATCGCAGCATTGGGTCGCTTGCCTAGGGCTTATCTTCTGTTGGGGCTACTGCTCCTACTGCTGCTGCTTTTCGCTGATAAGCTAAATCACCTTTAGCCTCAAAAATATTGCCGCTAGCGCCACCATTATCAGATGTCTCTGTGGATGCAACCGCCTCCATAGAAATAACTGACTTCTTCGGCTTGCCACCGCGTTCCTTGTAGAATGCATCGCGCGCCTCTTCATTCTTTTTATAAGACTTCATGAGGTCGTTTAGCTGATCCTCTGCATACTCCTGGTTCTCCACCTGGTTCGGCTCAGGATCCCATGCGAGCCATTTACCGACTTGACCGACAAAGATGTTATTAAGCGTATCAGACTTCTGCAACTTCTTTGATCGCACCTCGGCCTCCTGAGATGAGCTGAAAACACCACGAATCTTCACACCGCGAACAGTTGTGCGAAACTTGTTCTCGGCGTAGAACTCATCCTCTAGGGCGGCACGGTTCTTAAACATAAAATTGTCCCAATCCTCTAGGATTCTTGTCTTATTCATATCCTTCTCATTCTTTTTTACAAAGGTCTGATATTCCTCTAAGAGCCCAGTCACACCAATACGACTCTTTCTACAAAGCTCAGGTAGTCCAGGAGATCCACTTAGATCAGTTCCCTTCTCAAGCTCAGCGGCACGATCTTCAAGAGATTTATTTACATTTTTTGCTACTTGCACAAGAAACTGTTCAAGATTCTTCAGACGCCATTGCACCTCGTAATCTTTTAGAAAACGCTCAAACATGAAAACATCCTTACGAGCAAGAACCTTTTCCGGACTCAGAAAACTGAGTAGAACAAATTTTTGGCTTGGGATCTCAGGATCCTCGTCAAGAAAATCCTCCTTCGGCTCCGTCATCTTTTATCTTCTCCAGTTTTCTATTGGCAATTCTTTACGCGGGTTCTAGAAAAATCGCGGCATAGAATATAAGAAATGGACGGTGTTCTTGCTGAGCTTTTAACTCGTGCTCTAAAGTATTTAATTGAGGGTCTCGCCGTGGCTGCGGCCTGCTACTTCATTCCTCGTAAGGGTCTGCCGGCCGATGAGATCGCCACAGTTGCCCTTATGGCCGCCGTGATCTTTGCAATTCTCGATGCGCTCGCTCCCTCGATCGCTGTAACCAGCCGCCAGGGCGCTGGATTAGGCGTTGGATTACGGCTCGTTGGCTTCCCTTAGTGTGTCATAAAATAGAAAATAATATAAAAACAGCTCAGACGGTATTTGACAGGAAAATACAGACTCCGGTAAAACCCATCTGACGGGATAAAAAAAATTAATTGCACAAATCTAAAAATAGTTAATTAGATTTGTGAAATGGAGGTGAAAGAACTTAATATTAACTCGCTATATGTCTCTGAACTGAATGTTCGTAAGATTCTAACGTCAGATGAAGATGAAACTGGCATTAGTGATCTTGCAAATGATATCAGGAGCAACGGGCTTATCAATCCAATTACTGTGAGGAAAAATGGGGATAAATACGAGATTATTGCAGGTCAGAGGCGATATTTGGCTTGTGAAATGCTTAAGCGTCCAACAATTCCCTGTAGTATTGTTGACGTTTCCACTCAAAAAGCGGAAGAGATGAGTCTTGTCGAAAATGTTCAACGTAATCCTATGACAAACTCGGATAAGATAAAAACATACACAAAACTCTACAATGTTTATGATAAAAATATTGACAAAGTTATTAACGCTGTCAATATTTCAAAGATTACACTGAATAAATATATTAAACTCAGCACGCTCCCAGAAGAGGTTATTAGGCTTCTAGATCTAAATGGCGAAGAAAAGATCACTATTGAGGTTGCAGTTGAACTAACAAAACTTCCAGAAGGTGTAAATAAACTGGAATTGATTAAGAATATTCAAACATTGACTTCCGTCCAGAAAATTTCTGCCATTAAGAACTTTATTCGAGAGGAGTGTTATGATGCTGATGAAATTAATGAAATAAAAGAGAATATTGCTTTGCAGGAAAATAATATGTCACGTGCCCCTTCTATTCCTTTTGTAAGGGATGAAAATGGAACAAATGTGCGTATTCCTGAAAACCTGTTTCCTGATATTATTGCTCTTATCAAATCAAAAACGGGAGGCGCACTAGAATATATTTAAGTAAAGGAGACGTAAAAATATCATAAAAGTATATAGCTTTGCCATTTTTAAATACTGCAAAATAATATCTTTGTGAATCGATATATTTCCTATACACTCCTAATAAATTCCCATCGCAGGTCCTGGCAAATCTTCTCCCAGATTTTATCCTGCTTGTAAAGATTGTCACGATTCTTTAAAAGTGGAAAGCAAGGTAAATATTCATCCAGCTCTAGAAGCTCGCAGAATTTATACAGAATATAAGAATAACTTAAAAAATTATTTCGCCCAACAGGTTTATGTTTCTGGAAACTCGGCTGAATTTCCCGAAACATATAGCGCAACTTCTCTTCAGTTTCACGGCTCATAACAGGAGCATTTTGCCCGTTTAGCCGATTAATAATGTGAGGAATGTGATCGTAATATTTGTTGAGCTTCAGCTTACGCAGAATATCGCGCAGCTTCTCCTTTTTCAAATGGCCCATATTTAACATTCTCTCCTTTTTGAGTTCCACTAAAATACTGTCAAACACTTCTTGAGGAATTTCCGTGCTCTCCTTGGCCTGAAACTGTGCGAGCCATTCATTAAAATGATTTATACGCTTATAGGCGTAATAGGATATTTCACGCGGAGGATCCTTGTAAGACGGCTTATCGCTATCAATTAAGATCGGATCTACATGTCCACACTTTTCACAATATAAAATTGCCTCATTTTGAGATAGAATCATCTCTTGAGAACACTTTGCACATTCGCCGAGCCCTTCAGCCTCTAAAGGTGCAATAGTTCTCGCATGATCAGGTTCAACAATTTGAATATATTTTTCCAGAAGTTTATCGCGCTGCATAGTCTTTTTAGCTGGCTGTGAAACTTCTGTAGTAGCTTCTGCCGCCTCCAGAATTGCAAGAATTGATCCAGGTTTCGATTTTCTCACCGTTGTCTCTTTGCCTGTTGCAATTTTATCTTGAACATCGTAGTATTGATAAAGTAAGTCACCCGTTTTCAAATAGTAATCATATAAATTGTCCTTTTTCAAAATTTTGTCAATTTTTTGGTTAATTTCATTTTTATTTTTATCAAGTTTTTCATATATATATTCTACTTTACAAGCCTCTTGTTCAACTTTTAGTTTTTCAAGAGAATTGTATAGTTCATCTAAATTATTCTGTTCATCCTCTATTCCTTGAATTTGTGAATGATGAAGTGCGTCCAATGTTGTTCGCGCTTCTGGGTTTGAGCGCTTTGACGGCCTTATCTTAAAAAATGCATCGTTCATTGAGTAGTATGTCTTATATGTAACGATACAGTCGCCTTTAAGATGTTTGAATCTTTCTATTTTACGCGTGTAGAACTTTCATCTCTCCGGTTAAATCTCGTTTACGCCAAAATTATTTTCTAAAGTCAGTGTATAAGATGACAGGTGGAGGTTTGATGCAGCTTGTTGCCTATGGTGCCCAGGCCGTTTACTTGACGGGGAATCCC